ATTAGATGACTCCCGTGACTCTATTCAGCGTATAAAATCTATGAATTTGGGTTGGTTTGCGTTTGATCAGATTGAAGAAATGACCGAAGCTACATTTATCGCTGCCGCGGGACAAATGCGTAGAAAAAACGCTATGAGATGTAGTTTTCATACCTCAAATCCAGCGGGTCACGATTGGGTATGGAAGAGATGGAAGAAGGATAAAGAAAAACAGAACAAGAAAAAAGGTGACTATCGTTTAATTGAGACGATGACATGGCAACCTGATGCTCCGCCTCCTGAAACAGACGAAGAAGTCAAATTATATTCCGACAATCCTCATTTACCCGCAGATTATATTAAACATTTACTTTCTATGCCAGATCAATGGGTGAACCGATATGTTTATTGTAGTTGGGATGACTTTGCAGGACTTGTATACCCAGAATTTAAAGAAGAAACGCACTCGGTAAAGCCATTTGCTATTCCGAAGTGGTGGAATCACTATGTAGTGTATGATTATGGGTATCGTAATCCTACTTCTATTTTATTTGCCGCTGCAGATGACGAAGGAACGATCTATGTATATGATTTAATTTATGTTAGCGAGCATACGATAGAAATGATTGTTCCAAAAGTAGAGAGTAGATTAAAACAGGGAATTAATTATACATTCTTGGCTGATCCATCTATTGTAAGAACGGAAAGAGATGGGAATAGTGTCGCAGACGAGTGGTATGAGTATGGAATTGAGTGGGAAAAAGCAAAGAATGATAAACGTGCAGGATTTGAACGTGTATCTGCATATTTGAAGCTGGATGAGAACAATAAGTCTAAGTTATTGTTTTTTAAGACATTAAATATGAAACCTTTGGTAGAAGAGATCGTTGACTATAAGTGGAAGGAGCTTAAACATGGTTTTGAAAGTCGTAATTTACCAGAAGAACCTGTGAAGAAAAATGACCACGCAATGGATTGTCTTAGATATTTAGTTCACTACGTTGAAGATAGTGATTCGCCTACAGAGCAAAGCGATGACTATGGTTTATGGGGTATGTTTGGAAAATCTAAAAAGAATAGTTGGATGAGTGCATGAATATAAAAGAATTACATGAAGTGTTTGACGCTATGGTTATTAATGATTCAGAGTGGTATAGTGCTGCAGAAGAATCAATGCGATTTTATACAGGTGGGTTTGGTACAGGGCAATGGGAGACAGAAGATTTACAGACATTGCAAGCAGAAGGAAGACCCCCACTACAGCTTAATATTATTTTACCCAAAGTAAATTTAGTTACAGGCGTAGAGCGACAAGGGCGTTCTTCTTGGAAAGCAAGACCCGTAGAATCAGATGATGAAAATGAAGCAATGCTTTCTACCTCTCTTTTATATCATTTAGATCGTAACAGAAAGTTACAAAGCTTATTTAGCAGGGTATTTAAGGATGGAGTCATTACAGGGCGCGGTTGGATTGATGTTTGTGTAGAGCCAGGTAAGTTTTATGATGGGGAAATAAGCATTAAACGTGAATCATGGGCAAATGTGCATATTGATCCAGAGGCAAGGACTCAAGATACAAATGAATGGAATTATTTAGCAAGAAGTAAGTACCTTACCTTAAACCAAATGCAAAAGATGTTTCCAGATACCGCTAAAGATATTAGTTCCGTAGAGGATTATCTCTCTATGCCTCAAGGTATTAGCCAAGAAATGGGTTCTTATTATAGAAATGCAGAGCCAATTAGCTCCGCGCATCATTTAGATGAGGTAGAGCAAAAAATTCGTGTAATTGAAATGTGGAATAGGGAGTATGAGCGTGAACATTACATTATTAATAAAGCTACTGGGCGTATATCACAGAATGGTTTTGAAAATAAAAACGCTGCTGGGGAACAAATTAGAGACTTACAAGCTATGGAAGATGCAGCGCAGGCTAAAGTAAAAACAGAGTTTGGTGTTATTAGTCGAGTAGTCCCAAAGACATATTTAACTATTACTGCTGGGGCGCATACACTTCAAGAAAAGAAAGCCAATCCATATATGCATAATCAATTTCCTATCGTACCTTATTTTTATCATTTTGAAGATATGGGTGATTATGTAGAGACATTTGGGCTTGTAGAGAATATGAAAGACCCACAAAGGGAAAAAGATAAACGTAGATCGCAGATGTTAGACATTATTAATCGTTCTCCTAGAGGTGGAGGAATCTTCGCAGGGAATAAAGTATCGCAAGAAGAAATGAATGAAGCTTCTACTACAGGACGTTGGATTGGTATACCTGGATTTAAAGGTCGTGTAAGCGACTTTATGCAACAATGGTCAAACTCACATTTATCGTTGGTCAGTAGCATTGCAGCTATGGAGCAGAAGGCAGAGATGGATGCGAAAGAGATTAGTGGTGCTACTGATCCTATGATGGGTATTGCTACTTCTACAAAAGAAAGTGGTATTGCAGCTCAAACAAGAATTAGACAAGGGATGATGACCTTGCAAGAGCAGATGGAGAACTTGGACTTTACCAAGTCAACTGTATTGATGCAGGCGATTAAAAATATGCAACAGTTTTATACCGCAGATAAAATTAAAAGAATCATTGGTGCTGAAACAGAGAAAGCAGAATCCCCTGAAGAAGCACAAGTGATAGAAGAAACCATTAATCGTTTTTTAACTAACTTTGAAAAGTTTGAATTTGATATTGTCTTAGACAAAGGTGAAAATTCAGCTACCATGCGTGCAGCGAAAGCACAGCAAGTAGGAGAGTTAGTACGGAATGGATTCGCAAGTTTATTCCCTCTATATGTAGAGCTTTCTGATATGGAAGCGGGTAGGGATATACTAGAAAAATTTGAAGAGGAACGATCCGCACAAATGCAAGCGCAGCAAAGGCAAATGCCGAATAATACGGGTAAATCGTAACTCCTAATAACAACCCCCTAACAAAAGGACAAGGTACAATGGAAGAACAAACGAACTACATAGACGAAGCCAAGGAAATTGCAGGCACAGCAAGTGACGAAGTTTCCCCTGAATCAAATGTAAGTGAGCAGACAGCAGAGACACCTGCGGTAGAACCACAATCATTCAAAGTCGGAGAGAAGGAATTTACTTCGGTGGATGAATTGGTTGAGTATGCTTCTACAACAGACAAGTCGTATAGAAATCTTCGGGAACTCAATGGGAGGCAAACCAATGAACTTGGTGAGTTAAGAAAATCCCTTGATGAGATTAAGATGAACGTAGCTCCAAAAGAGCCAGAAGTAGAACTACCAGAGTATGATCCCTATGACATTAATTCGGTCTTACCACATATCTCAAAACAAATAGAAAGTAAATTCGCAGAAGAGCGAAAAATACAAGAAAGGGAGATAGCTGCAAGAAAAACGAAAAATGCTCAACAGGAAATGATTGATAGTTTTATTAAAAAACATCCTAATCTAAATAACGAAGAACTAACCGCAGTTGCAAAGTTTGGAGATGAGCGCGGTATTGCACTAATTGATGATGCGTACACGTTAATGACAATTAATAAAGAAAAGAGTAAAGCGAAAACCGAAGGAGTTAAACAAGTAACAGATAAACTCACTCAAGCCGACCAAGTGCCAACAACACTGTCAAGTGCTACGGGTGGGAATAAAACTGCTATTGATTTTGACTCTATTTCTCAAAGTGATTGGAATAAATTGCCACCAGAAGTGCGGATGCAAGCTTTGCTTGATACACAATAATAAACTAGGAGTAGAAAAATGGGTTGGGATACAGGTTTAAACGTCTCAAGATGGGCAAAACAACTTGCTTACGAAGTAGGTAAGGAGATTTATTTCTCAAAGTTCATGGGAGACACATTCGAGTCAATGATTGTATCAAAGTCAATGCCTGAAGGTAAAGGTAAAGATATGACTTTTGGATTAGTTGGATACACAGGAACAGTAAAAACTGGTGATACTAAATTAGAAGATAGCGAACAGAATCTTACCTCTAATGAAGTAACAGTTACTACAGATCAAAGACGATTTGGTGTGATTAATGCTGGTAATTTTGACGATAGTAAAGTTCTTTACAATTATCGTACAGAAGCACTTGCACAGTTAAAAAGACAGTATGCTGAAGATCACGATGCACAAATCTTTAGTGCAGTTACAAAAACATCAGGTGCTGGTGCATATTTAAGAGCTGATTCAGCAACCGCTGGTTCTGTATATGCAGCTAGTGACCCAAAGGCTGCTGTAGCTGCTACAGACTTAGCAACAGTTGCAGATATATCTAAGTTAAAAAAGATGGCAATGCTAGGTACAACTAAAAGTTACAAAATGAAACCTATCAGAATTGATGGTAAGGATCATTACGTTCTTTTAATTCACCCTGAAGTTGCATTTGATTTAGCACAAACAGATGAATGGCAAAATGCACAAAGAAATGCTAATGTTAGAGGATCAGATAATCCAATCTTTTCTGGAGCATTAGGTATGTATGATGGAGTTATTGTCCATGAGCATGAAGGAATTACTACTGCTGCAGATGGTGGTGGAGCTTCTGTTGCTTATGCTCGTAACCTATTTTTAGGTGCAGGTGCTGCTTGTCACGCGAAAGTGGATGACATGACTTGGGTTGAAAAAACCTTTGATTATGGCAACAAACTTGGTATTGCAGCAGGTCAAATCTATGGTGTAGGTCTAAGTACGTTTGACAGTAAGGATTATGCTGTTATTCAGTACCTAACAGCAAGAACTGATCTCTAATCAGTAACTAACTAAGGGGCGGGTTTCGGCTCGCCCCGCTTTAGGACATTATGACTTTAACAGAAATAAGAGCAGAAATTAGAAATATTACAGGGGTAGATGATACCTCTGTTGTTGCAGATTCAGTATTAACTGATTTAATTAATAAAGGTCAAAACCTATTAGCAGATGAAGCTAATCTTTTTTATGGATATGCTACTACGGACACATCTGCTTTAAATGGAGTGGTACGATTAACTTATGCATTATTTAACGGGAATGGTGTTACTGATTTAGATTTATGGGAAGTATATGAAAATAGTGGCGCACCAGGAGGAGGTTCAGCAATTCCTAATTTAATTCGTATTTATAGAGCGGATTTAGATGACGAAAAAATGACTCGTATTGGTATGGATCAGATACATAACATTTCTAGCGATAATGCATCTTTAAATATGCCTAGCGCATATGGATACTATATTGATGATATTAATATTGGTATTTTCCCTAGACCTTCTTCGGGGAAAAAAATTAAATTATATTATTATCACTTGCCTACAGCATTATCTAGTAGTAGTGATGTTCCTATGCTAGATGCGCGATACCATGAATGTTTAGTATACTATGGATCATGGAAGGTCGCAGAAAGATTAAGAGATATAAATTTAATTCCTTATTTTAAAAATGAATGGAATGAATGGAAGGAGAAAATAGTTTTAGATCGTCAGCGTAGAGCAGGTGAGCCAAAATTTAATATCAATTACAAGGACTTTTAATGCCTCGTTTGCAAATAAGAAATTTTTCAGGTGGGTTAGTAACGAATCAATCTGATTTTGATATATCTGAAAATCAATATACTGCATTTACAAAAGTTCTTAACAAAAAGCCTGGAAGATTAGAAAGACCAAAAGGTGAACAAATTGTAAGTTCTTCAAGTGTTGCTACAGATGTACAAACAGAATTAGTAGTGTATAGAACGGAAAAAAATGCAAGTGATGCAGATACATCTACTACATGGTGGGTGTATGGTAATGGTACAGTTCTCAAGAGACAAGATACTTCTACGGGGACAGGTGGATCATTTAGTAATATTACTACAGGTTGGTCTTCTTCTCCTATTTATGATTTTTTAGTACATAATCAAGTATTGCGTATTTCAGATGGTAGTTTTTCTAATAAAACTAAATGGTTTGGACATATTAAAAGAAATGTATTAGGGAAAACAGATGAATCTTCTTATACCACTGGATACGCATTTAAGAAACCACCTATGCAAGCAGTAATTAATGATTGGAAAATCACGGATACACAACTAACACCTCCTACTGTTGTTAGAATGGGATATAGTTGGGATCAAGATGATGATATTAACGCTGCGAATGAAGTAGGTTTATATCTTACGTTCCCTGATGGTACAAGTGATCAAGATGAGCTTTTAATTCCTGATTTAGCAGATGTTACATTTAAAACACATGATCGATATACTGTTACTTTTCTTTATGACTATGTTCAAGAGTCTGCGTTAGCAAGAGATAGTAATGGAAACATTGGAATTGAATCAAGAAAAGCAGTACAAAACTCAGGGAAAACTTGTCCTGGTATACAAGTAGTATTGCATACAGGATCATCATTAGCAGATTTAAATCCAAGAATTACTGGAATTAACATTTATTGGAATCCTGAAGATGATGTAGATTGGTATCTTGTAGATACATTAGATATAGATAATGGGTTTAAAGATAGTCCCCTATCAGAATATTCTAATCAAGATGCAGGGTCTAATAATCCCAATAATGGTAGATGGATACCTTGCCCAGAACCTTATGTAGCTCAAAATAGTTTTTCTAATGTATCTTCTGAAAATACTAGCGCGCCTTACAGTATTACGTTACCGAGTATACCTTCAAATTTTGCAGTAGATAAAATGATGTTTATTTATCCTACTCATAGTTTATCCACTATAGGTGAAGTTTATCCAATTATGAGTGATACTTGCTTGAGAATTGGTAATATTAAAACTATTTCTACTAATATAATTTCTACAGGAAACTCTACTACAAGTATTCCAATAGTTAACACTAGAAATGAAGCATCAGGAGCATTTAATATTGGTACTTCAAGAGCATATGTCGCAAGCACTTCTACTACAAAAGTAGCTACTTGGTGGATTCCCTATGATGGATTAAAATTAGCAACATATAATTCATTAACAGGAAGAGCATCTAGTACCACTTTAAATGAAATTAAATGGAATACTTCTACTATACTAAACAATAAAGCATACTATGCGAACATCGATACTACAGATGAAAACGGGCAAACCGCTCGTGAAAGAAATCAGATTTATTATACTGATCCTTATAAGTTAGATGAGATTATGCCTACACGTTATTTTGATGTAGGAAGAAATGATGGAGATGAGATTGTTAAGATTATCGCATATCGAAACAAGATTTTTGTATTCAAAACAAGAAACACCTATGTATTAAATGAAAAACATCAGATAGAAAGAGTTTTTACTGGAGTAGGTGCAGTACATAAAAATGCAGTTTGTGAAACTCCAATGGGATTAGTTTGTGCTAATAAACAATCTATTCATGTAGTGAATAATACTTCAGTACGCGAGTTAACCTTCAATATAAAAGATACTTATCAGGCATTAACATTGGACAGACCCGCTTTAGGGTACGATGGGATTGATAATGAATTAATCTTTGTACCTGATAATGATGCGCCAACTACTTATATAATGAATATGGATAATGGAAGTTGGATTGAAAGAGAATTAGCAGCGTCCAGTAATAGAAGTAATTTGATTATTAACGAAAGCTTACGATCTCAATATACACATTACTTTGCAGGGGAATCTTCTAATTTTGTGCGAGTGCAAGAAATAAATACTGGTTCTCTCTATAACTCTACCGCAACTGTAAGAACAAAAAGATTTGATTTTAATTCTCCTGATACTCAAAAGAGGCTCTCTAAAGTTACTATTGTCTATAAAGCTTCTTCAGCGTTAACTGTAAAAGTATATGCAGACACAAATTTTCTTTCAGGTAGTTCTGCGGATGCAACATTAACCTTTGGAACTCAAACTTATTTGAAATCTGTTTCTAAATCATTTTCCGTAGTAGGGAAAACAGCAACAATAGAATTTTCTTGTGCTGCAAGTAACCTTGAAATAGACTCAATAGACATTGATTATGCCCTATTAGGAAGTAATCCATGATAGAAGAAATCAACGAAGATGTATTATTTACGGAACTTGATAAAAAACAAGATGTTATGTTAAATACAAAGCAAGGTTTTTTTACAGATGCAGAAGGTAGTCCAGGAGATATGGGTTTATGTCAACAAAATGGCAAAGTCTATATATCTATAAAATTAAATGATCATTGGTATTTTTCAGAATTAAAACAATCACAACACTTATAGGAGTCTCATATGAGATATTCGATTAGAAAAGAAAAAAATAGATTTGGCAATACTGTTAAGGTTCGTATTATTGATAGCGAAACAGGACAGACAGTCTCTACATTTAATGTAGATAGTTACAGCGGATCAAGAAAAGAAAAAGTAGGAGATATGAATAGCGCAGCGGAAGCTGAACTAGCTAGACTAAATGAATCGGTTGTTACAAAAGAAGAAGAAAGACAAGCTGGTTTAGAAGAAGATGTAGAAAAGTTTGAAGAAAGAATTACCGAAGCTGGAAGGATTCGTGAAGACCTTGCAGAAAACATTCAAGCAAGACAACAAGGACAACTCCTAAGTCAACTACAACGCTCTATTTTGGGTACTGGTGGAGATATTTCTCAAGTGTCGGCACTAACTCCGCAAGTCCAAGAAGCAGGGCAAAGAAGCCTACAAGATTACATAGCTCAAAGTCAAGCAAGAACACAGCAACAATTAGCAGAATTTGTGCCTACAGAAATAGGAGCAGAGTATAATCTTGCTAATTTAGAAGATGCAATGAAAAGATTTACAATGGGTGAAGAAACTCGAAGAGCGCAGATACAAGCGGGATTAGATCAGCAACCTGAATGGTGGGAATCTCTTGTTTCTAGTATAGCTACTGGCTCTCAAGAAGCTGGAGGTCAGTTACTAGGTTATGCTGCTTCAGATATAAATGTAAAAGAAAATATATCTCAAGTAGGTATATTAGACAATGGATTACCTGTATATCTCTTTAACTATAAAGGAAATAACACACCTCAAATTGGTTTAATGGCACAAGATGTGGAAAAGGTAAATAAAGATGCGGTAAAAGAAATAGATGGCATAAAACACGTTTACTATACAAAGGCGGTAAAATAATGGCATTTAAGTTTAAAGTAAAGAAAAGACCAAATCTAGCACAAGCAGTAGCAGGAGCATTTACACAAGGTGCGGTTCAAGGTGGTCAAGCTGCGTTACAGAAAATGATCAAAGACAGAGAGGACTTAAAACAACAATCTACGAAAGAGTTGAATACATTTAATAATTTAGCTGCTGGATTAGTTCAAACCCCAAAGAATAGACAGGCAATAGTCAATGGAAGACTTGCTGTAATGAAAGGTTCACCAGCTTTAGAAACATTTGAAGCATTAGGTATAAGTGACCTTGACTATGAAACAGCAAAAGAAAAAGAAGATGCTTTTGCAAAAGCAGTTGCATTAGGTGAGTCAGCAGAAGAAGTGAAAGCAAAAGAGCGTACTTCATTTGCAACAATATCAAAAGACCCTGAAATAGTAGCAGAAGAGATAAAAACTATGCAATCTAGGTTTGATCCGATAACAGGAGAAAGAGAAGTGATTACGCCTAAACCACCTGAGTCAGTAGTAAAGCAACGTATTAAAGAAGGAGAGCCAAGAATAGAACAAAAATATCCAGCCTATAACATTGCAACGGGAGAAACATTAAAAGCAACTGAAGGAGAAGTAGAAGGAGATAGTAATTTACAATTTGGTACACCCCCATCTAAAAAAGAAACAAAAAAATATGTTTCATACAATGTAAAAACAAATGAGGTTTTACAATCTACTGAAGATGAAGTTGAAAGTAATCCTGATTTAGCGTTTGGTACGCCAGATAGACCAACACCTCTTAAAAAATATCAAGCTTTTAAACGTGATACTGGTGAAATTATTATGGCTACTGAAAGAGAAGTAGAAAGTGATCCTAATAAAGCTTTTGGAACACCCAAGTCAATAAAAACAAAAAAAGCTAAAAATCTTAGAACGGGTAAACCTCAATTTGTAACAGAAGAAGAGATACAAAAATCAAGTGGGAATTTAGTTCCTTACATAAATCAACCTGCTTTTATTAACTTACTTGAGGATATTCCAGAAGGTGCTACAGTAGTACCTAACCAAGTAATTAAAGAAAGGACTGTTTCTGATGCATTGAGTGGTGCGATTCAACTTGCGCCAGGAGATTCTATTACTGATAAAGACTTAGGTACATTTATCTTTAAAGGCGGGGATCAAAACGATTTATCTAATTATGATATGCCAGAAATAAATTAATGGCTGATAATACGCAAAAATTAATTCAGCTTTTTAGAGCAAAAAGACCTGATTTAGTAAATGTAAGTGATGAGCAATTAGGTGGTTTATTAAAAAAATCAAGACCTGATTTATTTCCAAAGCAAGAAGATGAAGTAATTAAGTCGTTAAAAAGCAACCCTTCATCAACAGAGACAAAGCAATTAGAGTCTCTTGGAGAAGGTATTGCTCGTAAGATGCCTGGTTTAAAACAACCTCAATATTTTTTTACAGCAGCAGGAGATGAACCTGAAAAGAAAGAAGATGATTTTCTTCCTGGATTAAGAGATGCATGGAGTCAAACTCAAACTCGATTGCAATTTTTTAAAGAAAATCCAGAAAGAGCTAAAGAAATAAAAGGACAGGCTACTGCATATCAATTTGAGCCATTATTATCGTATTTAGAACCAAAAGAAGAAGAACCACTTACAAAAAGAGTAACTAAAGAACTAGTGATGTTGACAGCAATCGCTCCTGTAATGGGAATGACTATGGCAGAAGACCCGATTTCAGGTATTTCTCAAATGGGTCAATTTATGAACGACATGGCAGTTGATTGGTTAAAATTAGTTGATCCTGATAAAAGATCAGAAGGTTGGGCTGAAATTAAAAAATCACCTTTATTCCATGCTACATTTTTAAGTGGAGTACGAAGAGCAAAAAATGCGACCAAGTTAGAGACTACGCAAAAATATGGTGTTATATCTAAAAAAGAAGTCTACAAAGGAATAGAAAAAGATATAAAAGAGTTTCAAAATACTGCTGAAAAACTTTTAAAAGAAAAACCTGAGTTAGCAGAGACATTGCAATCCATTGCTCGTGATCGTGTTAAAAAAATGGAGTTTAATGAATTAGCAAAAGATAACTTTAAAGCTAAACAAGTAGCTAAAGATATAAAGCTTTTACCAGCCACAACTTCTCCAAAAATACAAAAACTAAATCTTGAGTTAGCTAATTTACAAGAAACATTAAAATCTCAAGAAGCTCAATTAAAAAACATTAATTTAACACAGACTCAAAAGCAAAGACTTAATAAATCTAAAAATGTTATAGAAGAGTTAATTGAGGATATTAGAATTAAAGGTCAACAGTTAGGAGTTCAAGTAAAAAGAGATATTAAACCAGGTGAAACGCCTGAATACTTGACTACTCGTAAGCAAGGTAAAGTATTAAGTCAAGATCAGATAGATAAGCTTTATTTAGATTCAAGTGGCGAAGTAATACTATTACCAGAGTCAAAAGGATTGCATGAGCCTGTTAAAGCTTTTTACGAAAAATCATTTAAAGATATGGCAGGAGTAGGAAAGCAAACATGGCAAGATGTTAAAAAGAAATTAATTACCAAAACAATAGATGTTTCAGGAAATGTAAAACAATCATTGAGAGAGCAAGGAGTTTTAGGTCAACAGGCAGCTATTATGCACGATCTTGCTTTAGGTTCAAATGCCAAATCTGTTATGATATTTGAAGATGCTGCTAAAAGAATATTTAATGGTTTAAATAAACATGAAAGAAAACTTCTTGATACTATGATTGAAACTCGTAGAAACATTACGATCAAAGAGTATCGAAATGACTATAAAATACCTGGTGGTTATCAAGGTAATATTGCATATTTAAATGAAATTAAAAAATCAGACCCTAGATTGTATAAAAAATTAAATTCTAAAGCAGATGAATTTTTTAGTGAAATGAATATGAATTTAAAAGAATTATATGATAATGGTTTAATCAATGATAAAACTTATTCTCTATTAAAAGATAAGGACTATACCAGTAAAGAATTTATTGATTACATTGATCCAGGTAAATCTTATACATCTGGTGGTAAAAAAATTACTGTTACTAGTAGTGGGTTAAAATCATTAGAAAAAGGCTCAGAGAAGTCTGTTAATTTAGATCAAGCAGGTAAACTATTTAGGAATATTAGTTTAGTCCAATCTCGTATTGCAAAAAACAAATCGAATTTAATTATGCGTGATATGATTAAAGAAAATCCTAATAATGGTATAGCTATTGAACTTAAAAAAGGTCAAAAACCTCCTGCGGGGTATGAATCAGTTTCTTATTTTGAAAAAGGTAAGAAAAAAGAATTTTATATGCCAAAGGAGTTTGCAAATGAATGGGTTGTTGCTGATCCCGCGGTTAATAGTAGTCTTGCAAATACAATAAGTTGGCTTTCAGGGAACAAAATCTTAAAATCTATGGCTACAGGATACAACCCAGAATTTGCTTTAGTTAACTTCCCTAGAGATATAGGGTATGTTTACTTGACTACAAGTGAATATTCCCCACACCTCCCAAAGTTTGCTGCTCAAATGTCAAGAGATTTAGGATCAGTTGCAGTAGATGCATTTACTAGAAAAGGCAAATATAGAGATTATGTGATGGAAGGTGGTGGCATGGAATATTTAACGCATCAAGGTGGACTCGGAAAGTCTTATAAACCATCTGGGAAAATAACAAATGCATTTGAAGCATTTAAAAGCATTGCCTCTTATGCAGGAGAGACTAGTGAGATATGGGTTAGATTAGCTTTAAGAGAGCGTGCATTAAGGAATGGTAAATCTCCTTTAAATGCAACATATGAAGCAAGAAATTATTTAGATTTTGCTCAAGGTGGAAGTTTTATTAAAGCCTTAGATTCTGCGATGCCTTATTTAAATGCTACAGTTCAAGCTACAAGAGGACTCGTTCGATCTGCTAAGAATAAACCAAAAGATTTTGCAACAAAGTCTGCATGGATTTCAGGAACAGCATCTAGCCTATGGTTTGCTAATAATGTAGTGAATGGTGAAGCGTACGATCAAATAAATGAAAGGATTAGAAATGATAATTGGATTGTTACTACTCCATTTTCTTATACAGATGAGCGTGGTAATAAGCGTTATATGTATTATAAGTTTCCAAAAGATCAAGGTCAACGAATTATTGCTTCTACCACAGATGCGCTTTTAGAAAAAACATATAAGAATAAAGATGCTTCCGATCAAGTTATTGAAGGATTAAAGGATTTAGCTGGTTTTGTACCAACTGCCTCTTCTCTTCCACCTGGTCTAGATGCATTGCTTGGGGCAAGTATTAATTATGATTTTTTCAAAGGTGAGCCGATTTATGATGATCGAGGTAGACCGATAGACCCTACAGAAGAATTTACTCCTGGAATAACAGGACAAGCATTTATCGACTTTGCTCAATCTTTACCAGAAAAAGCTCCTGATATTGTAAGGAGTCCCGACAGACTTGAATATATGGTGGAGCAATTTACTACTCGTAGAAATATTTGGACAGATTTAGTAGGTGGTGGATATAAAACACTTACACAAGGACAAGACGAACAAGCAACAGAAGAGTTTACAAGACAAATGTTAAAAGACATTCCTGGAGCAAGAAGGTTTGTTTCTTTTACTAGTCCATACCAAGAAGATAAAGAATTGAAAAGAACTATTATTGAAAAGAATACAAAAGATAAACAAAGAAAAGATTTTAGTCGACAGTTATTTACTCAATTTAATAATAGCGAAATGACTAAAAAAGAAGTAATAGATTCTATTAAACAATCTAATTACGATATGTCAGATAAACAAAAAATGCTAAAGAGATTTGTACAATCATATAAGACAAAAAATGTAAGAAATCCTGGTTTTTATTATGATGGTTTAGAATTAAATGCGGTTCAGAGAGCAGATTATTTTTTCCAAAAGTATTCTAAATCCGAAAAAGAAGAGAAAAAAACAATGATAGATGAGATGAAACGCATACCAGGTTTTGCATCAAAGCCTTTTATAGAAAGATTTAATGTGTTATCAAAACGATACATGGAACAAATAAAGAAATAAATAGTTAATATTAATGAACACAAAGCTCATTCACGCCTAACCATAGGCTTAGAGCGTTGCAACACTAAAAAAGCGAGGAAAATATGGGAACTTTTAGGGATTTTTCAGTACAGAAAGCAATTACCCCTGCAGCATCCGCTGTCTTAATCAACAATACCAACACTACGAATGAGGAATCACGCGCGGTGTACATTGGTGTCGATGGAGATTATAAATTTTATATTAATGGAGGTTATGTAACCTTTGCAGGTACATTAGCAGGCTCGATCCTTCCGATTCGGGCGACAGGAGCAACCACTACGGGTGATGCTGCTACTGGAACTACAGCAATAATCTTTCTTTATTAACCCATGAGATTAGGTCTTGGGTTAGGTCTTGTTCGATTAGGCAAGGCAATCGCATCATTTGTTCGTGATGGATTAAAATTATATTATCCATTTAAAGACAATAGTCCAGAACTACTACTATCTGGTGCTACCTCTTTTGATGGTACAGATGATTATATAAATACAGGAACAACTTTTCAATCTACCTTTAGAGATAGCTTTAGTATATCTGTATGGGTAAAGTTTGATGATGGTAATCCTTCTGCAACAACTGGAATACTTGGGAATCGAAATTCATCTGGACAAGATGCTATCGTTTGGTCAATCGATACTTCTGGTAAGTTACAATTTCAATATAAAAGTAATAATGCAAGTAAATACGCCACAAGTAATTCGGCAGTATTTGCAAATGGTGCTACTGAATGGACACATTGTTTAGTTTCAGTAGATAATTC